GCTGTAAAGGCTATCAAAGAAATCTACGACGGAAGCAAGGCCATCAATTAGACCACCGATCGCTGCGCCTACAATTTCAAATGCTTTACCCAAGGTTTTGCTCAGAATTGGCGCTAATACGTCTCTGGCAAATTCTGCTACGCCTTTGAATAATGCATAGAGTGGCTTTAGTTCTTCTTGGTTATCTACGAAAGAGTCTTTTACTGAGTTAAAGGCTTTACGAAGTCCATCGGTAATCGGTGTTAAAAATTCGATGACCGGGCGCAACTTGTCTCCAAGATTGCTTGTAAAGTCTGCGATTGCTGGAATAACCTTTTGAACCAAGATCTCGACCATTGGAGTAATTGCGGTCAGGATGTATGAGCCTACGGTTTCCTTACCTTCATCAAAGGCTACTTGTAAGCGACTTAGTTTTCCTTGGAATGTATCTGCCTGCTTTGATGCTTGGTTTTCAAAAGTGCCAGCAAGTTTTGCTGTGATCTGATCGAATGTAAGAGTTTTAAGTTCAGCCTTATCAAGGCCAACACCTAAGCGGCCTAAGCCTGCTAAATTGCCTTCCTGAGCCTTTGAAAGGGCTTCTGTAACCTGCTGAAGGCTTTTGCCACTACCTGCAGCAATATCAAGGGCAAGGGTCTGTAACTGCTGAGCCTTATCAACATCTTTGGTTGCGCGAGTCAATCGATCAAGCGACGGACGAAGTTCATCATCGGTTACGCCAGTTGCTAGCGAAGTTTGAAGAATGTAATCCTCAGTAGCAGCAATCTGCGCATCGGTTGCATTGGTAACATTCTTTAGAGTATTCGCTAACTTGGCTTGGGCTGCTTCATCCTCGATGGCAGACTTAACGCCATCTACGGCTAACTTGCCAGCATAGGCAACGGCTGCTGCTCCTGCTACGGCAAAGGCTACGCCAGCCTTTTTACTGAAATCGCCAATCTTATCGCCAAAGGATTGAACATCTTTGGAACCAGCATCTAAACTCTTTTTAAGGTTATCGACATCTCCAAGGATGGATAACTTCAGCGTTCTATTGCCTGCCATTAGTCCCACTCCTTTAATATGCGATCAAATGCGCTTTCCCATTGACGGATCAATTCTGGCTGGATCTTGCGCAAAGTCGAATAAATGAAATATCCGCTATTGCCTCGACCCTGGCGAGGTGTCCGCGTTGGGAATTGCTTGTACTGCTTTGAACCAAATTCCATGCCGTAAAGCAGGTCTAAGGTTGAACCGCCACCAGAAAACTTTTGGCGAGCGAACCCATAACTGAATTCACCAACTTTGGAAGTCTTTGAAATCTTAACGCCATCTGCGATCCTGCGAGCAGCAGTACCGGACACTTGCCGCGTCGCTGCTGTTTGCTTAATCTCACTCGCTGCATATTCGGCTAATGCTGAGGACTCTCGCTTAGCCTGTTCGGCCGCGCTTTCATCCATAGCCTTGAACGCTGTAATAATTGAGCGCAGTTCTCGCTTATCGTAGGTGATTGGATCACTTGCCACGATTGCGCTCCTTCAGTACATCGATCGCTGTTAAAATATCTTCCGCCGTTTGCCACTCAGACATTGGTATCCCAGTGGCTATTGCCAGTTCAACTATTAGTCGGCTGACGCTTCCTGGCTGATGACTTTTGGGTCTTCAGAGTCCGTATCAATATCGACTACGGTTTCCATCCAAGCCTCGAAAGGCTTAAATGGCTTACCGCCTGCTTCGCGTTTAAGGGCCGAATAAGCCACGAATAGAAGATCCCAGATACCTGAGAATTCTCTAATTGACTTCTTTTCCGCTCTTTCCCATTTAGCAAAATCAGGCGGATAGGCAACAACCGTTGCCATATCCCCTGATCCGTATGTAATTGTTAATTGCTTTTGCATGCTCCCGGTTCCTTATCTTTAGGCTGAGAATGTATCCGCTGGCTTGCCAACGACGGTCATTGTCCAAGTATCTGTTTGCGCATCTGGGCCTGTTCCGTTTACTGATGGGAACACTGGCAAGATGTTGCATGTAAATACTGCACCTGTAACTGCTGTTAATGATACTGCCAAAGTTGTGTTTGGTGCTGTATCAGCAGCCGTCCACATGGCTTCGAATAGTGATGACGCTGCGCCCCAATCAGCAAGCAGTTCAACGGTCAAAGTCCATTGATCGTTTGTGTGCTTGTACTGTGTGCCATCAAGTGTCTCGTAATTGCTGATGGTTGGTGCGTTTGCTAGTTGGACGCTAGTTGCCTGTGCATCGTAGTTTGATGATGCGATCGTCAGGGTGAGGTCGCGTCCAGTGATGACGGTTGTTGCCATTTTTGGATCTCCTTAGTTTGTCTGCGTGTAGTAGGTACTCACGCGAATATCTGCGACCAGCAAATTGCTAGCGCCTACCTGTGTAACTGTTGGTCTTTCGACCGCTGAAACCTCGTATCCGCCAGGGATAGAAGTAACAACACTTGTGATTAGTTGCTCGATGTTGTCGAGGCTGGCTGGATTGCTGTTATAGGCAACGCAGCAGGTTATGGTGAAATTGAGTTTTGCTCTAAATACTGATTTGCCGATTGTCTCAAACTCCATGTATGGAGAGTCCGGTACGAGAACTACGGCTGGCACTGGGATCTGCTCTGGAACGTAAGAAAATACGTTTGCAGTAACTCCGTTAAGAGCTGTTGCCAGTGGTGTGCGTACTGCCGAAAGGATAGTTGATGGCATTTATTGAGCGATGCTTTCAACGTCTACGTAAGCGCCTAAAAGGCCTGATACACGATTATATAAACTGCGACCCATGCGGAATGGTGTTGGAGCAAAGTCCACGCCCTCGATCTGACCACCAGGTGCGGTGATTGATTGAAATACTTCAACGGCTACAACTGTAACTGCTGTTTCTACGGCTGAAACTCCGACATAAGTAGAAGCGCCAGAAAGGGTGGCAGTGCCTGCTGGAATGATGTTCTTTTCATCGATGTCTGCGTTTGTTATCGCAGCCTGAAAAGTAAAGTCTGTGATCTCTGTGTCTAGCACTGTATGAGTGCCGTTAAATGGTGCGCCGCAACCAGTGACTACTACGCTTTGGCCTACTGTGAATTCATGAACCAAAGTAGTAGTAAATGTTGCAACATTGCTTTCCAGTTTGACCTTTGAAACTGGTGAAGAAAAAGTATTGAGAAGCGGCAAGATTACTTGCTCGCTAGTATCCACAATATCTGCAAGGTAAGCATCAGAATAGAGAGCAGAAGAAACGCCAAGCACTGAGCGCAACTGCGCTACGGTAATTATTGAGGGCATTTCTCCTGCTTTCTACTTTGAGGTGGGGAGCGACCGGGAGCAGCCGCCCCCCACGATTGATTAGGCTACGTTTAGCTTGCGGAACGCTGCTGGGTAACGGTTGACAACTGCTACGTATCCGTAGAGTCCGATTTCAACCTGACCGTTTGCAACGACGTTTGCACGTAGTTCGATGCGTGATCCTTCATGGAAGCGCATTGCTGCTGATGGGTAGACAAGTGCATGCTTTGCATTTGCGTCATCGCCTGTGTAGTTAGCGTCAACTACTAGACCAAGACCTGCAACTGTGCCTGCTGTTGATCCCTGTGTTACGAGGCCGTTTGCATTTTGTGGTGCAGCAGCTGCGTAGATTGGGCGGCCTGTTGAGTCAACTGCGCCAAGTAGACCAGCGAAGTCGATGCCATCTTCTCCACCTGTGTTTGCAACGAGCAAACGGTTTGGTGTGAAGCGCATTACGCCGTATGAGTCAGCAATACCCTTGGCGATTGCGCCGTAGATTGTTGCTGCTGAAGATTGTGTTGCGTTTTGTGATGCGATTTGTGCTGCGTATGCGTCTGTCTTCTGAGCGTATGATGCAGCCAACTCACGGAGATACAAGTCAAGGAAGCTTGGGTCTGAACGGTCAAGAAGTTCGACATCGATCTTGCCAGCGCCAGCAAACTTAACTACTGCGTCTTCCTGGAATGTAACTGCTGTATCTGTTGATGAGAATTCAGCGCCTTCTGCTGTAACTGCAACTGTTGCCTGTGCGCCAAGCTTAGGTGTGAAGATCTTCATGCCTGATGCAGGTAGTGGTGCTGTTTCGATGCTTGAAATAAATGGACGTGCTGAGTCGATGACTCCGATTACGTCGCGTAGGTATGTTGGTGGAACCATGCCGGTATTTTCAGCAACGGTTGCAACCTGAAGAGCAGCAACAAGATCGCGAGCATCTGCATCGCCACGTGCTGCTGAGATTTGTGCCATTGCGTATTGTCCTGCTGTTACGTCAGTGTTTACGCGTGGCTTTGAGTAAGCAACTGGAGCAGATGGAGCTGCTGCAATTACTTCTGGCTTTGAGGCTTCGACCGCTTCGGTAACGGTTGCCTCTGAAACGGTTTCAGACACTAGGCCTTCTCCTTCGGTTAGTGGAACTTCCTCTGTTGGAACTTCCTCGGTGTTTTCAGACGCCGCGACGGTTGATACCTTCGCTGACGCAATCGCAGGGTCAGTGACCAGCGAAACTTCGATTAATTTGGCAGCAGTAATATGCATTACGCCGTCATTGTTATTCCAGGCATCGACCTTTACGCCGACGCTAAATCCATCGCGTAGACCAGTTGATGCTTCTACTAGCGCATCTTCGCCTGCGCTTGTCTTAGCGACATGAAATACGGCTTCAACGCCTTCATCTGTAATTTCATAAGACTTCAGTGTGCCGATTGGACGAGTTCGCTCATGTTCGAGTAGAAGTTTAGTCTTGCCACCAAACTTAATTGAGTTAGGCTCAAATACTGTTTCACCTGCTGAGGTGTAACCCTTTTCGCCCCAAGTAACGACGCGACCAGTAATTTCACGTTTTGCCGCATCTGCTGCGACTACGTTCATTGAGAAATTAATTTCCATTGTTGATTAGATCTTCTTCCTCTTGAATTTGCTCTACTGACATTGCGCCGATGCGGTTTAGGATTTCGTAAACCTGTGCGCGTTGTAGTGGATCGCCACGCAAGAAATCATCTAGATCGTGGCGAATAACTGTGCCAGCAGGTACAAAGTCTGGCTGTGATAGGCGTTGTTCGATTGCGATAAGTACCGGGCGAAGCGAGAAGTCGACTAGGGACTTGCGCTCTGAAATCGCGTTTGAGTAAGTCATTGAGTTTGGCTCAGCTGATAAGAAGTAAGCAGGGATGCCAGCAGCGCGAGCAATTTCCAAAGCGATGTATTGACGGGCTTCTGCAAGTTGCAACTTAGAAGGATCGAAACCAAGTACTTCGATGTCGATGTCTGCATTAAGGAATGCTGTTGAGTCTCCGTCTTGACGTGAACGGTTAAAGGCTGAAACCAACGCTTTAATTCGCTCAGCAGTTAAGTTTGCACCGTTTGATTTTAGGATTGTCGCTGGAACTGGTGTCTTGGCGTACTTCTCAACTGCGCGCTCCATGTACATGCATGCGCGAATGGTGCGGCCTGCACGATTAAAAAAGCCTTCGTCTAATCCTGGGAAGTAGATGATTGAACCAACGCCTGAAAGCGGAACTGTGTGTCCGTCGATCATGTAACCGATAATTTCGGTCATGTTGTTATTGAACTGAGGTGTCACTCGATCAAATGCAACGTAAGACCAATCTTGGATGCGTCCATCTGCATAAAGTGCATTTACTACGCCATAACCTGCACCGCGTGACCAAATATCGAAAGCAAGCCATGAATAGACAACTGCGCCCGGTATTCTTGCGTCAGGTTGGTTGATGCAGCGATTTGGTTCTAAGTGTGCGCCAGTTGACTTTACGTATTGCTCTTTTGGAAGACTTGCCACTGTTGAGCAGATAATTCCTTTTGCGCGAGCCACTGAAGGAACGGACATGGCTTCTTGTGGATTAGCAACAACTGTTGCCATGCCCATATTGCCGAAAGGATAAAGTACGTTGAAAGGTGAAAGCGATGCCTCAACATCTACCGTATTAACTTCG